CTGATGTCCGTGAAACCAACGGTACCTCTCGCACCTACAATAACAACGTCGCCTTCGGCGAATCCGGTCTGTCATGGCGTGGTGAAACAAACGGCATGGCTGCTGGTAACAAATCTCCGCTCATCTTCGCGGACCTTCAGGGCGTCTCTGGCGTCACTGTGAACCAGCTCCGCGAATCTCTCGCAATTCAACGCTTCGAGGAGGCTCGTGCTCGCTATGGCTCTCGGTATACGGAATATCTTCGTGCTCTCGGTGTCCGCTCTTCTGATGCTCGGCTGCAGCGGCCAGAATACCTTGGAGGCGGGCGTCAAACTCTCCAGTTCTCTGAAGTCCTTCAAACCGCAACGTATGGCGAAGAGCCCCTCGGACAGATGTATGGACACGGCATCGCCGCTGTCCGTTCAAATCGGTTCCGGTCCTTCTTCGAGGAACACGGTTACATTCACACGCTGATGTCCATCCGGCCCAAAACCATCTACGGCAACGGGCAATTCCGTCATTGGAATAAACGCACTAAATATGATTACTGGCAGCGTGAGCTCGAACACATTGGGCAACAGGCTGTCCTTAACAAAGAGGTCTATGCTGGCCACAATGAACCTGATGGCGTCTTTGGCTATCAGGATCGCTATGATGAATATCGCCGCTCTGAGTCTCTCGTCGCTGGTGAGTTCCGTACCTCCGTCTTGGACTTCTGGCACATGGCTCGGATCTTCGGTTCCTCGCCGTCTCTCAACTCCACCTTCGTGAACTGCGTTCCTACTGATCGGATCTTCGCCATCTCTCCTTCGGTTCAAGATTCGGTCTATGTTCACGCTCGTCACTCCATCAATGCTCGCCGCATGGTTACCCAACGCGGCAACTCGTTCACCTTCTAAGGATGACAAACAACATGACAAACAAACCCAAAACTGATGACGAAATCCTCGCAACTCGGCATCTCTCCACTGAGGCCACCATTACAATTAAAGCTCGTCCCTACCCAACTCGGGACGATCTCATGGAAACCAAACATCTCTACCAGCGTGATGTGCCGTTCAACGAACGCACAAAAAACGCTGGTTGGACAAATGATCCCGGCGCCGGCAAGGCCCTCCTGGATGAATATGGACGTGAAACTCCGTCTCCTCTCCAGTTCGCTCCTCCGATCGGCTTCATCGAAACCTCTCCTGTCCGTGACATGATTCAGGAAATGATCGCAAAGGAACTGGCGTCCCTTCGAGGCGATGAGGAAATCGACTCCCTCGAAGATGCTGAAGACTTCGGCGAAGACGAAGAACCTGAAATCCGCTCGGCCTATGAAATGGTCCTCGAATATCCTGCTATCCCCCAGGCGGGCGGTCCTCCGAATATCCCCTCTTCCTCTCCTTCTCCTTCAGAGCAACCTGCTCCAATCCCCGCCGCAGAGGCTCCCAAGCCTCCACAATGAGCGTTTAGCTCACAACCCCTTCCCCGCGCGGAGCTAGCGCGGAGAGCCCCCGGAAGGCCCTCCTAGGGCCTCACCGGGGGCTTACAAACGGCAACCGGGACTGTTACAAAATGCTCAGCGCGCATCTTATCCACACCCTAACGCTAGCTCTGCTGCTGTGCCTTCCAGTCCCACTTTGTTGCCTTCCTTCCCGCCCGCAGGGCGGCATAAAATTCCCACCCCAAATTCAACCTCTAATAGGTCGCCAAGTACGCTCCCTTGATGCGTACTTGGCTAGGTGACAGCAATGGCAAAATCAGGCTTTCGCAGAAAACCGCTACTCAACCCTTACGTGTCACCACCAGCCACAATCCGGCGACGTATCGTCGCCATCCCTCGCCCTCCTCGGGCTCCTCCCCGGTCCATGGTTCGGGAAGTCGTAGACAACCGGACCTACCACCCTGCCGGGCCTCTCAGGCCTATGGGTGGCTTCCTCCACAAACCTCGCCTCGTTCTCCGGAATCCCCGTTCTCGTCCTCCTGTTGGGTCAAAGCACACGCTGGCTCAACAGAATCGGAAATGGTACTCTCCGGTCATCGACGTGCCTGCTCGTACTGCGTTCTGTGTCCGTCGAAAGGAACGTCGCGAGGTCCTCCATGCTCTCAAACGTCTCGGCTCTGGCGGCGGGAAACGCCGCATCACCCAATGGTCAAAAATAGGATGCTAAAATGTTCGGTCCACTCCTCGGCCTCGCAGGCTCCGTCATCTCAGGAGTCCTCGGTAACAAACAAGCTGACAAACAGCTGGATCAGCAAAAAGACTTCGCTCAGAAAGGCATTCGCTGGAAAGTCGCTGATGCAAAGGCTGCCGGTATCCATCCGGTCTATGCAATGGGTTCTCAACCCTTCAACTTCTCACCCGTACCGGTGGGTACTCCTGATTTCGGCGCCGCCCTGGGCGAAATGGGTGCCAATATTGATCGCTCCGTTCTCGCGCAAAAAACTGCCCCACAGCGCGCAAACATTATTGGAACGTCGCTGGGCCTTGAACGTGGGAAACTGGAAAATGATCTTCTTCGCGTTCAAATAGAAAAAACCAAACGCGAGCTCCCTCCTCCCATGCAAGCCGTCTCGTCGAGCGGCAAAGGCAATCTGGTCATGGGTCCCGGCGGTCAAGAGGTTATGAAAACCTCCACTGATGTTCTCTACCCGATCAAAAACGCCGAAGGCGTGGTCGACTATGTTCGCGTTCGCAATCCAATGCTCGGTCAAAACATGGAGAATCACTATGGAGAAATCGGCTCTGCTGCTGTGGGAACACCGGCTCTCTTGTCTGATGCAGCGCCGGTCATCCAGGCAAAAGCCAGTGACTACATTCCGTACATTTCTTGGGCAAAACGCTCAGGTAACCGTTACCGCTAAGAAAGGAGGTGAAATAAAATGGCTTATCGTCGTCGCAGGCGTTCTTCTCGGCGCCGTAGTTCTCGTCGTCGTCGTGGCTCTGCAGGCCGCGTTCGCGTCGGTTATAGGTTCTAACAATGTCCCTATGCCGTAATCCTTATGTGGCGGGGCCTGCTGCGTTCTCTTGCGGACAATGCATGCCCTGCCGCTACTCTCGTCGTCTCTTGTGGACACACCGAATCATGCTTGAAAGGATGAAACACAGTGATGCTGCTTTCGTATCTCTTTCGTATTCTGACGATCATCTACCTGTTGATGCTGGTTCCGGCCCTTCTCTCCGCCCTGTGGACTGTCAACTTTGGCTGAAAAAACTTCGCTTCAAGCTCGAACCTCTCCGCATCCGCTTCTTCCTTGTGGGCGAATATGGCGGTCAAACTCATCGTCCCCACTATCACGTCATCCTCTTTGGCTTCTTGGGATGCCATCGCGGGATGACATTAAAAGACCCTGCTACGGGTCGGCCTCTCTGGTCCAGGTGCTGCCCAAACTGCAAACTGATTGGCGATACCTGGGGTAAAGGTGACGTCTATCTCGGACAAGTCACCAAAGCTTCCGCTGCCTATACCGCTGAATACACAATCAAAAAAATGACCTCGGCGGATGATCCTCGTTTGAAGGGTCGTCATCCTGAGTTCGCTCGTATGTCTCTCCGTCCGGGTATCGGTGCTGACGCTGCGGCAGACGTGATTCGTTCTCTGAAAACCTACAACGGTCTTGACGAGGCGATTGACGTTCCATTAGCTCTTGCACATGGCAAATCAAACATGCCTCTCGGTCGCTACCTTCGCGGCCGTATTCGCTTAGGGCTCGATCGTGAAAAAACTGCGCCTCCTGAAGTTATTGAAGACATTACGTTCGAAATGTCGCTTCTGCGGGCGCAATGGTGGGAAACGTACAAACACAGAGAGGAGGACTTTATCCCGTTCAAAGACTGGCTCGTCTTGCTGACCGATGCCGACTTCAGAACAATGGCGGCTCGAAATGAAATCTTCAAATCAAGGAAATCTCTATGAAAAGGTCGAAACACAATTTGAGCTACACAAAGCTCGCAACCATGAATATGGGCTCTCTCGTCCCTATCGGTCTCACTGAGGTTCTTCCGGGCGATTCCATCCAGATGAATACTCAAGCTCTGGTTCGGCTCTCGCCGCTCAACTCTCCTGTCATGCATCCGGTTCAGGTTCGCATCCATCACTGGTTCGTTCCTCATCGTATCGTCTGGAGCTCTTGGGAAAACTTCATTACGGGCGGCAAAGACGGAACGTCCGTTCCTGCCTTCCCGACAATTGACCGTCCGGGCGGCTGGGGCGTCGGCTCTCTCGCGGACCACCTCGGGCTTCCTTCTGGAGCTGGTGATCCGATCACTGCTTCCGCTCTTCCCTTCCGCGGCTATCAACTCATTTGGAATGAATGGTATCGGGATCAGGACCTTCAGACTGAGGTCCCTGTCGGCGGTGGGAACGGTGATGACACCACTACCGATACAACCATGAAAGAATGCTGTTGGGAAAAAGACTACTTCACCAGCTCGCGGCCATGGGAGCAAAAAGGTCCCGCTGTCACCATTCCCCTCGTCGGCCAGGCTCCCGTCAAAGGTATCGGTCTCGTCGGGGCTCCTGCCAATGCTGGGCCCACTCCTGATGTCCGTGAAACCAACGGTACCTCTCGCACCTACAATAACAACGTCGCCTTCGGCGAATCCGGTCTGTCATGGCGTGGTGAAACAAACGGCATGGCTGCTGGTAACAAATCTCCGCT